AAAAACTGGCTCATTATCAAGACAAAGCAGAAGTCACAAAAGATGAAGAAGCTAGTGAGTCTAGATGATCCTGAAAGTTTATCATCATACGATACCTGTCTCATTGAAGAACACAACTATCTTCCGTTCAAAGACGAGAGCATGGAGTTTGCTTCTCGAAAAGACATAGTAAAAATGTTATACGACATAAGAATGAGAGCAAAATCAGAAAATGAGTTGTCTTGTATCAACTCTATCATTACAGTTTTTGAAAATTTAGATGATATTGATCTTCTGAATAAGAGCGCGATTCTTTTATACATGCGTGAATTATCAGGCTTAACACCGAAGCAGATGACAACAACAATGCAAGCTATAAAGGGTTACTATAAAAAGTTAAAGACTGAATATTCTAAATCTCAATAATTGTATATATGAAAACAATTGAAGATGCAGAGCTTGTTCTGGAGCAAAAAGTAAAAGACTTTTCAGACCTATTAAGTCAAATAGACGGTGTATCTGACAAAAAGAAGAAGCTTTGGAAAGAGATTTATGAGAATGCTGTAGCCGATAGACAAAATGCTTACGTTCTATTCACGTCTTTAGTAAAAATAGTAGAGAATGATAGCACAGAGCATGCAGTACACGGAAAAACACTTTCATCTTATATTGAAAAGATGAGCAAGTCCAACGACCAGCTGATTAGACTTGCTGAGCTCATTGCAAAGGCTGAGAAGCCTAATGACGAAATAGACCCGGATGAGCTATTTAAGCGAATAGAGGGTAACTAAAATGTGGAATCCAAAAGATCCGCTTGACTCAATTGATCCAATTCTTGGATTCGTGGAACACGGCGTTAACGCGAGACATTTTAATACTGTTCCCACGTCAATGCCAACATTTAGACGAATGGTAGTCCTTGATGTCATAACAGACCCAAGATTAATTTTAGGTCAAGACAATAGAAAAATTGAATACTACAGAGAAGTTTTGGGTGTGGACGATTTTCGATACGTAAACGTTCTACCAAGAAATACAATTGTTGCACAAGAAATTCGGTCAAACAAGACGCCTATGTTTGTCTTGCCATTCTTTTCTTCGCACTTATCGTTGCCATGTAAGCCTGGTGAAGTTGTGTGGGCAATTATCGAAGACCCAGACATCCAGTCGGATATTGCTTACTGGGTCTGTCGGACGCCTGATCTACATAATGCTGATGACGTAAATCATACTCACCCGTCAAGAAACGACGATCCAAGTTTAGCAGGAATAGACAGAACTTCAAAAGTACAGCGGACACAAAACGACGGAAAAACAGTTCCTATATACGAATTACGAAACGGACCAGTAAAAATTGAACATGGGATTAGAAAAACCGATGTTACAAAATTACTAGTCTTAAATAACGATGAAGAATATTTTGAAAAACTTGTGACACAGACAGATGCGTCTCGTTTACTTCAGTATGAAGCAATTCCTAGATTTAGAAAACGGCCGGGTGATATAGTTCTTGAAGGCACAAATAATTCTTTAATAGTTCTTGGCACAGATAGACAGTCATCTGCAAGTGATTACAGTTCAGATGTTAATAATATTTACGGGCCTGTACCTTCGTTTCCTGCAAGCAACCTGACAGGTAGCGCAGGTTCTATTGATCTCGTCGTAGGTAGAGGCCAAACTTCAAATACTTTAGGTTTGTCAGCAATTACAACGTCTATTTTTGGAGCAACAAAAGATTCACCGGGACTTGCAATTGATCATAACGGTTTACCAAAAAGAGAATTAGCAAAGGCTGAAGATCAACTCTCTAATGAAGAAGGCGACCTCGATCTTAAAAACGATAGAAGCAGAATTCAAATTTCACAAAGAACTAACGTAGATAAAAACTTAAGCATAGACTCTTTTAATGACGAAGAATTTAGTGTACAAGATGCCAATAATGGTGATGCTGCAATTGTTATTAAAACTGACAAAATTAGACTTGTTGCAAGGTCAGACATAGAATTATTGGTAACAGGATTCAATGAAATACAAAACTCCGAAGGTCTAACGATAAAAGATGAAAATTCAGAAGATAATAATGAAAAATTTGCTGCAATAATCATAAAGTCAAATGGCGATATCATCTTCAGACCCTCAGACACTGGCTTTATTAAACTTGGAGACGATACTGCAGATAAAGCACTGCTGTGCACAGATTTCCCTGCTACTCTATTGAATGGAGAAGTTAGCCCTGCAACTCCGCCACTTCTTAATACAATGGGTGGAAAATTTGGAGGAACAGGAATTCCTACACAAGGAACATGGGCGAGCAAAATCTTAGTAACAGGAGGAGTAGCTCCCTTACCTGCAGGCTGACAATTAACAAAAACTAGCCAGGAGTGATTTGCAATGCCAGGAATATTAGAGAATGCAGGAGTTTTAGGAGCTGACAAGAAGCTAACAGACAGTGCCAAAAAAGCAATATTAAAAAGATTGGCAGCTGCTCAAGAAAAGGGATCAAAAGATTCCCCTCCTGTAAAAAAAGATCTACAGCTACCTGATGACATACTTGATGAAAAAAAATATCCTGAATTTCACAAAGAAGTTTTTGGACAGTTTGAAGCTGTAGTCAACTCTTTAGATCAACAAGGTAATTTTTCATTACCGCCTCCATTCATGGACCCTCTAGCTCTAGCTGCAAAACTAAATCCAAATCCTGATTTAAAATTCAATTACGCTCAGTTACCTACTCTAAATCCCATAAATTTAGCATTGATTATCGACGTAAGCCCTGTCGACTTTATGTCAAAACTTAGTCTGCCACCGAACGACCCGGATGCGTTAATAAAGCCGCCACTGCCCGACTTTAAACTACCTAAATATCTTCCTGATCCTGCGTATTTAAAAGATCTTGCCAACATTAGCTCACCATTTCCAGCGCCGGGTTTTCCAAAAGCTTTTCCTGACAAAATAGAATACGATCTATGGAAAAGTCCACAGCTAGGAATACCAGCAGCATTTGCTAAAATTATTGAAGAATTATTAAAAGATCCTTCACAAATACTAGGAGTATTGCAGCCAAAACCTAAGCTTGACTTTGCTGTCAACGCAATTAGAAAGGCTGGTATATTTGGGAAATCAGACAAGGGTGAAGACACAAAGGCAGCAGCACAAAGCGTCTTGGCCCAATACACCGGAGAGGCTGCAGGAATAGTTGCAACAGGAATGCTGATAGGCGACGGCGGTAAAAATGGCGGAACAGGATTGTGTGCTAGATCTATTGAAATAGTAGTAGATGAAGTCGAAGTTGAAGAAGCTGAATTTGTTTTTGACGATCCTAGCGGGGCAAAAATGGTTCAAATTGTCAAATCTTTCTTGGCGTCATCTAATCAGATAGACAATGCACCTTCAATGAGCAAGGGAGGTTACCAGTCAATTGGAGCCCCCGGTGCTGCTTATCCTAATTTTGTTTTAGCACCTGGCTATAAAGACGGTATTCCTGAACCTACAAAATACGGTACAGTTGCTACTTCTTGCGGTCTTTTAACGCCTACGTGTTTAGATGTTCTATTGGGTAAAGGCTGGCAAAATTCATCTAATCAAACTGTAAATTCCGCAGGTGAGTCTGTTGACGCAAAAAGACTTCCTACTCCTCTACAAGAAGCTAAAGAAAATAATGACGATTTTAAAATAAGCTCTGCTAATACTACAATACCGAAAGGACCGGCGGGCTGCCTAGCGTTTGGTAAAATAACTCGATCATATGTTCCTTCGGGCATGAAAGAGAGACCCGAGCCGGGGGACGTGTATTTTGTAGGTTCAGGTGGCACAGTTGAGCATACGGGTCTGATAGTAGGCGGTAACAGAGTTGGCACTAAAATAACAGGAGACTTAATAATGACCGCCGACGCCGGCCAAGGCGCGGCAGGAACACCAGGAAATTCAAATCTCAAAGTGGGTGACGAAATAAAAGTCGCGGGCACAAAAGTGAAAATAACTGAAAAAAATATAGAACAGTATAAAAAAGGAACGCCGTCTAATCAGCAGTCAGGTTGGTTTAGAAAGGGATGGTACGCAGGAAATGGTAGTCCGGGATCTGCTGTTATGTCTGGAGACTTTGGTGCAGGAGCTGCACAAGCAGCTTCGAAGGGTGGTTCAAAAGCTGCTAGACCTATTATCGGCTGGATTAGCATTAAAAAGCTTTTATCAGTTATGGGAAAGTGCACGCCTAACGGATCCGCAAATCCCGAAGAACAAGCCCGATGTCGACAATGGGTGACAGACGCTTATGAAAAATCATATGGCAATCTTTCAAAAATTTATGCACCTGATATTGTATTTGACGAAAAAGTCGCCACAGCCGAGTACTATAGCGTTAATAATCCTAACAATAGAAGCAGTTTATAGCTCAAAAATGCTTGATTCTAAAGCACACTAATAATTACTGCAAATGGCAACATATAGCTTTAAAAATGTAGGCAAAACAGAAGAGCAAAGAGTAATTGAAACTTTAAATCAGTCTCTAATACCGTTTGGAATAAAAACGCCTATGCAGCTCGGGTCAGTAGGTGAAGGTTTGATTTCTATGAACTACAACCTTGCAGACCAATTTGCTGATAATCTTAAGAATTTACTTTTAACAAACTGGGGTGAGCGTCTGGGTCTATACGACTTTGGTGCAAATCTTCGTCCATTGACGACCGAGTTTACTTCTCAAGAAAATTTTGATAACGAAGCAATTGAAAGAATTAGAAATACAGTTGCCAGATGGATGCCGTTTGTATCTCTAAACACATTTGAGTCAATTGTCGATAGATCAGATAACAAAAATACCGGTGTCATTAAAATAAACATTACGTACAGTATACCTGCGATCGAAGTAAACAATCGATCTCTTCAAATTGTTTTGTATGTAATATGAGATTCGCCTTATTTAATAGCGCTGGAGTGGAGTAGCATGGCTGCAATCGACAATAAAGAATTTCTTAAATCAGTAAGACAAAGAAATTATCTTGCTAGAGACTTTGATGGTTTTAGAAGAGTATTACTTGAATACGCTCGACAATACTACCCTGACAGAATTAAAGATTTTTCTGAAGCATCTCTGGGCGGTCTGTTTTTGGACATGGCTGCTTATGTCGGAGATAATTTATCTTTCTATCTAGACCACATGTATGGAGAGCTTAATCCTGATACTGCAGTCGAAACAAAAAACATTGAGCAAGCGCTAAGAAACGGAGGCGTAAAAGTAGTCGGTTCAGCCCCAGCAATAGTCAGTGTAGATTTTTATATAGAAGTACCAGTACTTTCAAATGCAGATCTCACGCCCGATCCGACACTCTTGCCCACCATTCAAGCAGGATCTGTTGTTAAGTCTGACAACGGTATTTCATTTGTGCTTTTAGAAGATGTTGAATTTTGGCAAATCAACGCTTCGACTTCAGAAGTTGAACTCAATAGCGATGTTGAGGTTTCTAATGGTAGAAGAGTCAATAATTCGATTGTGTCTAAAATTTTAAGAAAGTCAGGCGTATGCTCATCGGGTATTCAGACAACAGAGACTTATCCGATCGGCGCTTTTCAATCATTTAGAAGAATAACTCTACAGAATCCAAATGTTACAGGCATAATATCTGTGTCAGACTCAAACGGTAACATTTACTATGAGGTAGACAGCTTAACGCACGATGTTGTTTATCAAAATAGCGTAAATCTTACGCTTAAAGACGTATACGCAAAAGATTCTCTCAAAGTAATTCCGGCGCCATATAGGTTCATAAGCAGGACTTCTCTCGACGACAGATACACGACTTTAATATTTGGAGGAGGAACTGCAGACACTCTTGATGACGATGCAATACCAGATCCATCAGAATTTGCAATACCGTTAAGATATAAGCAGACATTTTCTAGAAAGGCTGTAAATCCTCAAAGACTATTGCAAACTACAACACTTGGAGTAGGTCCTCAAAATACTACTGTGAGCATTGTGTATCGTTATGGCGGAGGCTTATCACATAACGTGAGCCAAGGAAGCATTAAAAGTCTAGTAATTGCTAACGTGCTTTTTCCAGAAAATCCAGAATTTACTTTGCAACGCCAGGTAAGAAACTCTTTAGAGGTGTACAATCCGTCTCAAGCAACGGGTGGTGAAGATGCACCAACTGCAGATGAGCTGCTAGCAATTTTACCGTCTCTTAAGAATTCTCAAGAAAGAATAGTAACAAAGGAAGATCTGCTTGCAAGAGTTTACACCATGCCGTCTAACTTTGGAAGAGTGTTTAGAGCATCAGTTTCAAACAACCCAAACAATCCTCTTGCTTCTAGGCTCCATGTAATATCAAGAACTCCTGATGGTAGACTAACACAATCGTCTGATGCTCTGAAAATTAATCTAAAAAGATACCTTAATTCTTATAGAATGATTTCTGATGCAATTGATTTACTTGATGCAGAAGTCATTAACCTTGAAATATATTTTCAAATTATTGCTGATCCAAGCTTTAATAAAACCACGCTGTTAAAAGAAATAATTAAGTCTCTGCAAGATCAATTTAATATAAGAAACATGCATATTAATCAGCCTCTTGTTAGATCAGATATTTCAACAACAATTCTTGCACAAAAAGGCGTAATAGCTGTAGATAATGTTACTGTTTCAAATTTGTACGGTATTGTTAAAAATAGACAATATTCATCAAGTACATTTGACGTAAAAGCTAATACAAGAAACCAAATTATCTACCCACCGCCTGGTGGAATATTCGAAATACGATATCCTGAAGCAAATATTATTGGTAAGGCAATTTCAAATGTATAGAAAACTTAACTCGGACAAAGACACTTACATAACCAATAAAGTAATTTCTGCTAAATCAAGAGTTTCAGGTAACGTAGGTTTAGCCGGCACTCTTGATTTATTTAAACTTCATGAAATTGCACCTGAAAGCTCAGGAGTCACTGATGAGTACTCTAGAGTCCTAATTCATTTTAACCTACAAAAGCTAAAAGATCTATGGTCGTCAGGTAGCATAGACATATCTGACTCTTCTTTTTTCGCGCAAATATTGCTAAAAGATGTCTATGGTGGACAACCAGCGCCTAACAATTTTAATGTTAGTGTCTTTCCACTATCAGCGTCATTTGAAGAAGGACTTGGAAAAGATCTAGTCTATTACTCAGATGTAGATGCAGCAAATTGGCTTTCTTCATCAAGAGGTATTTTGTGGAATTCTCCTGGTTGTTCATCCGGTGGCGGTGCCAACCAAACTTGTGACTATATTACAGGTTCAGTTTCAATATTGGACACGGAGTCCAAACAAGAATTTTTGCTAGGAACGGAAGATTTGCTAGTAGACGTTACACAAATTATTTCTGCAACTCTGAAAGGAGAAATCCCAGACCGAGGTTTTAGAGTTTCTTTTGCTAGCTCTCTAGAAAATGATGATAACACTTATTTCGTCAAAAGGTTTGCAAGCCGTCATGCATACGACGAGTCCAAGCGGCCTAAACTAATTTTTGGTTTTAACGACTCAATTATTGACGACACACAAAATTTAGTATTTGACAACGACTGCAAAATTAATCTATATAACTATGTTAAAGGTGATTTAATAAATCTTGTATCATCTAGTACAGACTTGACAGGAACAAATTGTTTAAAGCTAAAACTAGTTGCTGAAACAGGCGGTTATTCTTTAACATTTTCAGGATCCCAGTTTGCACTGGGCGCTAATTTAGTTTCAGGAACGTATACGTCAACTATAAATGTACCTTCATCAAATGCAACAATTGCAGCAAGAATAGCAGAGTCAGGTTCAGTAAAGTTTACTCCTGTGTGGATGTCTAACGATACAACTCTTGTCTTTGTTTCAGGTAGCAAAGTGGAAGTCAAAAAGCCCAATAGAACTTCTTCTGCATCAAAAAAGAAATTTTATAGAGTAAGTGTTGCAGGAATAGATGATGTGTATTCTAACGATGAAGATATTTCTGCCAGAGTATTCATATTTGATGACAATGATCCTTACATAAAATTTGTAAAAACACCAGTTAACTTATCAGGAATTGTCTTAGATAAAGTTTATTATTCTGTCAGAGAAATGGAATCGGGAAAAATTGTAATTCCGTTCGATGATTTAAAAAATTCAACTAAAGTCTCGAGTGATGCCGAAGGAATGTTCTTTATTTTTAATTCAAGCTGCTTAGATGCAGATAAGACATATGTAGTTGACATAATGATAAAAATCAATAGCGTAAAAACTGTCTATCAAGACGCATCACCAATATTTAGAGTAAAAAGTCAAGAGTAGCACAAGCAATAAAATAGTATGAAAATAGGAACACTTAACTCTCCTTCCTTTATAAAGGCTCTGTCACAGGACTCGCGCCCTGTTGAAGCTACTGAAGAATCTCTTGTCATTTCTGACGGAATAATTGACTTTAGAGATGAAGACGTTTTTAAATTTGATACCTTAGAAGCAGCTCTAAAGAGCACGCAGCAGTTAAATGTTGACTGGTCTAAATTTGAAAATCA